TTCCTTCTTGGCCTGCGCGTAAATCGGGGCGGTCGGCACGATCGTTTCTTCGGCCGGTGCTGGTGCGGTTTCTTCCACGGGTGACTCCTCTTCAGGTGTGTTATCTGGATTATTGCCGACGCTTTCGGCGTCGTGGTGGATACTGGCCTTCACGGTGTCAATGGTAGCCCCGGCGAATGCCGGGATAGGGACCAGCGACAGCTCGAGCCAGTTGCCTTTGGTAACCGTGATCACGCCGGTGGCGGCCTCGACGGTGTATTCGATTGGGTCCACGCCGACGCTTACCGAGTCCAGCACGCCGTCCAGGGCGAGCTGCAGGGCGTCGTCGCCCAGGGCGGTGCGGCTGATCTTTGCGGAAAACAGCATGCCGGCGTCAGTTTCTACGCGGTCGGTGACCACGCCCACGGCCTGGGTGGCGTCGTGGTACATGAAGAGCTTCGGGGCTTTGCCTTCGACGGGCAGCGAACCGGGCGCAAAGCGCACCTGCGAACCGTCCGAGACGGTCGCAATTTCGTTATAGGGAACCGCCACCCCGGACACCACCCTGGACTCTTCGCCGGGCGCGGCCTCGATCGTAACGGACGGTGCAGTGAACCTGATCATGCGAGCCTTTCCTGTGTGTTTTCTTCGGGCATGTCTTCGGGCTGAATGTCGCCCGACACGCTCGACTCTTCTAAATACGATTCCGAATCGAATTCCACGTAGGTGCCACGCGGCAGCTGTTGGCTCAATGTGTCTTCGATACATTGCGCGTACACGCTGGTGCCGAACAGCCACAGGTCGCGGCGCGCCTGATCGCTCGACTGCTACGAATAAGACCCGGTAGAAACGCCAACCAGGTACGGCGGCACGTTGCACACGCGCGCCATTTCCAACGCGCTGTAATTACTCGATTCAATCAACAGCATTTTGTCTGGTGTCGCTGTCGAAGGTTCATAAGTCAGGTATTCGTTCAGCGCGGCCGTCTGGTTTGTTGCGCGTGCAGTGTTAAACGCTGTCGCAATGTCGGCAAGCTCTTGCGCCGACAACGGTTCGCCGCCTGTCTGTCGCAACACACCTGCAGGGATAGCGCTCGAGGCGTTGCGGTTGCGTGCGTCTTCAATCTTCAATGCGGTTTGCAGGCTGTTGGTGCCGCTGTAAATAATCCCCTGAATAGGGCTGATGAACTGCACCACGTTCGCTGGGTCCAACATGCCGCCCTGGAAGTACAGCATTTTGGATTTACCAAACCACACTGGCCCGGCCATGTCTTCCGAAGTCACCGAACCTGCCGGCAGGCGCGTGGCTTGCGCCATGTACCCGTCCGATGTTCTGGCAGTTATGTACAGGAAAGCGCGACCGAAGAACATTAGATCGTCCAAACTCCAGCTGAACAGGTAGCTGTTTGGCATGTCCGGGTCGAGCTGTTTCAGCCAGGAACGCGGCGCTAAATAGACCTCTTCCATTTCTTCGCCGTTCCACATTTCGGTGTACATCTTCAATTCCATGGTGGACAGAATCGAAGCGTGCAGATCGCGCGCACGGGACACCGTGGGTATTTGCATGAACTGGTTTCGCAGCTCACCCTCTTGGTAGCTGTAGTACTGGCCGATCATGCTTGCGCCGCCATACGGCTGCAACGCACCGGCAGCGGCGGCCTTCACTGGGGCCGTGCTAATCGCCGCCTTTTTCACCCGGTTGAAAATCGCCATGTGTCCCAGTCTTACACGGAACCTACCGAAGGGGTGGAACCCCACCGAGTCCCGACGAAACGGTGGGGGTCCACGATCACACTACCTAGCGCGCTACGGCCAGCATTGGTTTGCCGGCCGCGCCAGGCCGCGACTCGAGCGCTACCGCCCAGATCATGCACCGGGCCATGGTTATGTCGCCGGGGCTTTTGGTGCTGGACAGCGCAATGCTGCCCTGGTGTTTCACCATGACGGCACGCTCGACATGTTCGGCCAAGCTGGCCTGGCCAGTGTGGGACACCTTGCCGTCCGTGATCAGCGACCTGACTGCCAGGGTCCATTTCAACAGTTCGCGGTAGCCCACGATCGTGCGGCGACGCTCGAAGACTGGGGGGCAGTGCAGCTCGAGGCTGGGCACGATCGCCAGGCGAAGCTGGGGGCATTCCGCGACGCATTCGTGGACGGCCGCCCACATTTGTGCCTGGGTGTCCACGTTAAATTCGACGGTGACGCGCAGGCGGCCTTCGCCGTCTTTGACGCAGCGCACGCCCATGAATCGGCTTTCGTCGCTCGAGGCGTCAATGGCCAGAACCCCACCGGGGGGAATTTCGGAAGGGTCGGCCAGTTCCGACCATAGCCCTGCCTCGAGCCAGGCGTTGGATTGCACCGTGAACAGGTTTACGTGGCCGCGCAGGAATGCGTTACGGTTCGGTGACTTTGAGCGGTCGTGCAGGGTGTCCAGGGTTATGTGGCGGCCCATGGCCGGGTTTGCATACGCCCACGCTTCGGGGGTCATCGGGTCCAGACCGGGCGGCGGTTCCCATGACGCGAAGTACAGCGGCCCGGCGTCGCCCTGGTCCATTTGGCGCAGCCCCTGTTCGCGCCATTTCAACATGAGTTTGGACTCGGTGGTGCCGGCTGTTGAGAACAGCGCCAGCAACGGGTTGGGTCGCGCGATCTGCGCCGGCGCGAAACCTTCGTCTACGCATTCTTCCGAGACGGCCCACGCTTCGTCCACCACGCACAGATCGATCGAATAGCCGTGGCCGGCCTGGGGTGTCGCGGCCCGGACAATCCAGGTGGACCCGTCCGGCATGACCAGTTCCTGGCGGCCATAGGACCGGGACACTTGCGCGCCGAGCTTCGCCTCGAGAATCGGTGCCAGGTATTTGAACAGGCTGGCGGCCAAGTCCAGTTTGTGGGCTGTGGATAACACGACCTGGGGGCGGCCTCGAGCGCTGCCCTGGGTGGACAACCACCAGCCGATCAGCGCCGACATCAGCGTGGTTTTTCCGTTCTGACGGGCGACCGACACCAGCGACTGCCGGCAAACCCACTGGCCGCCAAGTTGCTGCGTCATACCGGCAACAGCGTGCAGCTGCCACGGCTCAAGGGTCACGCCCAGAACCGCCTGGGCAAAGTCCCCAATGTCAGTCGCGGCCGATACGACACCACTGTGAGTGGGCGTCTCGAGTCGCGGCAAATCGTGGCCGGTTAGGGCCAGTTCGGGCAAATCCTTATGGGATATACGTTTTAGAAGGTGCGGGGTCATCTGGCCGCCGCCATAAAAAGACTTGTCGTCTACTACCGCCACTGTGCGTGGTGTTTGGCCGCCGATGATCGCGCCGTGCTGGTCGCGTTCCTTGCGCACCCGATACGCCTGGCCTTTGCGTGCATTGCAGGGTTTGCAGACGGGCTGCAGGTTTTCCATTGCGTTGGTGCCGCCGGCGTCGATCTCGAGAATGTGGTCTGCCTCGGTGGCTGCGTTCAGGCCGCATAGCACACACACTGGGTTGTCTCTCAGTAGTGCCGCGCGGTTGCGTTTGTAGTCAGCGTGGTTGCGAATGCTGTTGGGTTTGTCGCCCATGTGTGTGTTTCCTTTCTCGAGCGAGACTTGGACTTGTGCCCCCACCCCGGTGCCTCACGGGGTACCCATTCATGTATTCAGCGCGGCTGTTTACGCGCGGCGCACCATGCCACGTTGGCCCACTACGGCGCTTTCGGTGCATGGCGACAGCTGACCGTTCCCGGTCGATCGCCCCACGCCCTGCCACGGGCGCACAGCCTGCGTGCGTCATTAGGTTTTCCTCGAGCTAGTGGTTACATGCCGGGCATGGGACTGGGCTTGCGTACATGACAGGCCGGCCTTCGTACTCGAACGCGATTTCTTTTCCTTTGACGATTCGCACGCCAGGGTTGTGCAATGGGTCGCCTTCGAACATGAGACTGCCGTCTCGGTGCAGGCTGCCGTCTCGGTACGTGTAGTGAATTAGCCCGGTGCCGTCGCACCACAGGCATGTGTCCGATTTGGTTTGGTCGCGGTGCATGATCGTGCGCGCGGCCGCCTCGAGCTGTTGCAGTGTGGGGAAGTCGCGCAGCTTGTCTATGCAGTACCGGGCGAGGTCGGCGCGGCGCTGGTTGGGGAATTCGACCAGGTATTTGGAATGTGACCAGGCTTCGAACACTTTGGTTGGTGACAGTTTCGCGGTTGGAAACGCACCCTCGAGCGTGTTTTGTAGCCGGCCGATTTCGTCAGCGTTCACATGCACTCCGGGTCTAGTTGGTATTCGCCGCACCAGTCGTTGTCGTTCACGATTGGCCACAAAGCGCATTCGGTTTGTTGGTTTGGTTGTGGCGCGTGTCGCCGGCACACAGATTCTTCGGGTTCGTAGAAACGGCAGTGGCCGCACATTGGTTTCAGGATTGCGAAAGCGTCAGTCACGGCCGCCCTCGAAGTGTGCCCACGGGTCACGGTCGGGCAGGCCAGCCAGGGCGCGAATGTCGCTGGCGATCAGCGTTTCTTTCGGTACGTCAATGATCACCTGCGCGTTGGCGTCGGCCTCAAGCTTGGCAATCGTGGCGTCGGCTTGTATGTCTGCCAGGCGCATGAACAATCGTCGGATTTCCTGGCGTTCGTCGTCGGTCAGTTTGGCCATGGGTGCCCCTCGAGTCTGCGTGCGATTGTTTCTAGTTGGTCAGGCCGCCAAATGTAATGCTCGACGCCTGGCACGGTGGTTAGTACTTCGGCCCATTCGTTTTGGGCCGCCGATGTTTTGCCGGTTGCGCTTTTCAGTTCAGCAAAGATCACGGCTGGCAGCATTTCGCGGCGCACGCCTGGTTTGCGGCCTGCGTGGGCTAGCACCAGGTCGGGGAAACCTACGTGGCCTTGCACAGCTGTGAGCCATGCGCCTGATCGGGTCATGCCGGGCCGCACGTGGTGGACTTTCCAACCCCAAAACATGGCTAGGTCCACTACCACGTCCTGAAACTGTTTTTCGGTCATGTCCAGCTTCATGCTTTGGGCCTAGGAATGGTCTTCAGGTGGTTAATCGTTTCTTGCGCGGCCTCAAACGTCAGGTTGTCCAGGTCCACGGTTGC